CCAGCGTTGTGGGAAAATATGCAGGCTCAGAGGGAGCAGCCCGAAAATTTCTTTAGCTTTTTAGAAACTTGCAAAGAGAGTAGAAATGGCTGACATCATATCAATAACTAAAGTTGCCACACAAGCTAAAAAAGATTCTATAGAGGAGATCAATGATTTTAAGTTGAGGGGCTTAACAGAAATTACCAAGCACATCAAAGACCAAAAAACTAAAGGCTATATACTATTTGCTTTTGATGAGCAGGGTAACTCTATGGTCACAGCAGCAGGACAAATTGATCCAGCCGATTGCTGTATGGCCCTTGAGCGTGTAAAATATCAAATTATTACTGATGAAGGAGATAAATAATGTCTGATCCAGTTACTACAGCAGTTGAGTCCGTATCATGGTGGACTCAAATTTGGGATGCCCGTGACCAGATTCTTGGTGGTGTCTTAGCCGTTATCGCAGCCGCTGCAACAGTTGTTGGCGGCACTAAAACACCTGCTCCAGGCTCTTGGTTGGGGAGAATCTATAAGATGGTAGAGTGGGCTTCTCTTACTTTCGGCAAAGCCAAAGACACAGGCGAGAAGAAGGTAGCCAAGGCTGCAGTTGAAGTTGCAGAGCCTAAGTAATTATGGGTATCTTAAGTATTGTAGTTAAAATTTTCGGGGTGGTTGCTAAGTTAGCGCCGCTCCTGTTTGCCTATGGTGCTGGAAAGAGGGGTGCTCAAAAGAAACAACTGGAGTTATCCTTAAAGAATGTGAAGGAAAGCAATGAAGTATCTCAGTCTATCAAGCGTCTTAGTGTCGGGACTGTTCTTAGCAAGTTGCGGAATAATTGGAAGCGGGGATGATTGCGCGTGGACCAGACCTATACTTGTTTCCGATGAGGATGTTCTGACTGAAGCTACAGCACGGGATATTCTTGTACATAACGAGGTGTGGGAAAGACTTTGTGAATAATTTAGGAGAAGAAGATGCGTAAGTTACTAGCTGCTTTATCTGTAATACTGTTGCTGTCTGGCACAGCCTATGCAGCGGGTTACAAAGACCCCCCAGTTAAACAACATTTAGAGATGCTCTATCCAACTGTGTTGGTGGCTGTCGGTGGTGGCAGTGGTTCAGGCACCGTAATTTTTTCTGAAAGGTATCAGGATGAGTTTGCTTCTTTAGTTCTTACTAATTGGCATGTGGTTAGAGGTGCGATAGCGGTTACAGAAGAATGGGATTCAAAGAATAAGGTGAAGGTGGAGAAAGAAACTCGCCGCCCAGTCAAGATTGAAATCTTTGAGTACAATAATTACAGTAAGAGTATAGGAACTACAGGTCGGACAGCAACCATTGTAGCTTATGATAAGAAGAGGGACTTAGCTCTGCTTAGGGTTGATGATAGGGAACGCGCTCTTGAGCATGTGGCAACGCTCTATCCTGAGGGTGAGGATGATGGCCCGTGGATTTTTCAGAAGGCGTGGGCAGTTGGAGCAGGACTTGGTAAGCCGCCGTTCCCAACGCAGGGATTGCTTTCAGGATTTGCAAAAGACAATTATGGTAACGATCTTATATTGGGAAGTGCGCCCATAATTTTTGGTAATTCGGGCGGCTCTGGTTACGTCATGTCTCCACGAGGTACCTACGAATTGATAGGTGTTCCAAGCATGGTGTCGGCTTATGGGTGGGGTTCAGTCGTATCTCACATGGGCTGGTGGAGACCGATATCTGAGATCAGAATTTTTTTACGGGCGAATGACTATGGTTTTGTGCTGGGTGATCCTGAGGCAGAGGATGACCAAGAACAAGGTAACTAATCTTCAAGAAGCGCATCTCTCTAGCAAGGCACCAGACTTTATAGACCCCCATAGTTACCGCACCCCAGCAATGATCAAGGGGTTGAAGTATGAGGGGGAAGTCAAACAACATTTAAAGGAAATCTTTGTGGGGGAAACCAAGATTTTTCTTGGGCCTTGGATAAGATATTTTGATGGGCTTAAGTGGCGCTTCGCTCAACCTGACGTTGTTCTCTTTAATGAACACTTGGTCATATGAGAAATTAAATTAACGTGGAGACCTGGGGCGGTGAGAAAGCTAGCTAATCTTTATGAACCTTTATGCCGCAAGGTGTGGCCTGACTACCAAGTAAAGAAGGTTCAGATATGTAAAGGGATTAAGAATAATTGTAAGGTAAATGAGTGGCACCAGCTTGAGGATATCATGCATCCAGATAAGCCAGATCATTTCGATGTCAACTGGTTCTAAGTAAGCCTCTACTTAATTTTTGCTTGGCGCTTACGCAAATGGTATATTTTTTTTCGCCAAAGAAAACTGCTGACACTTAGTAGACGTTCTTCAGTCCAAGTCATCAGGAAGTTATTCCAAAACCAATACATATAGTTCACCTTTAACTAGATCGCTGCTTGAGAGTTCCCTGCTGTTGGCGGTGGCGTAGCTTGACAAGATTCTTTTCCATACAACTAGATAGGCGTGTGTCTAAGACAGTTGTTAGCTGGGCTACATACCACAAGACATCTCCAAGCTCGTCTATGATTTGATCTCTTACTTCTTCTGGTATTTCACTGGCAAGCTTGGGGTTTTTGTAGTCTCCTCTGATTACTTTCTTTAGTTTGTTGGCTACTTCACCAGCCTCACCCACCAAGCCTAGGGTCAGGTATTCTAGGGCGCGCTCAGGTGGATAGACAGCAGTGATGCCTGTTTGTTTTTGATAGTCGTTTGGATGCTCAATCATTTTCTTGTTCCTTTGGTATCCTTATAATGAAAGAAAGTTTTTCCATATCGTGAAAGGGTATGAGCGTTAGTTCATCCTTCCTGTTTACTCTATTGTATATGTGGTAAGCTTTTCTTCCTTTGTTATAGTTTAAATCTTTAAGTTTTTGTTCTGTAAATTTTATTAGTTTTTCACGGTGAACCAGTAACCACTCTTGAAATCTTTCAAACACAATATAATCTGCCTTGCCATAAAGCCAGCCTTTATTTCCTCTGACATTTTTAAGTTCAATCCAGGCGAAGTCATCTTGATATTCTGTTTGTTGACGTTGTAGCTTTTTCAATCCTTTGACATCAAACTTTAAGTCGCCCAACTGAGGCAATATTCCCGCAACATCCCAGTGTTCATGTATGTCTTGTTGTGTGTTGCTGGAGCGAGGGTTTAACAGAAGTTTTGAAAACTCTTCCTCTACTTTCTTTGCTTTGTCCAAGAAAGATTTAAAGTTAGTCATGCTGTCTCCTTAAGTGAAAAACTTTCTCCGCACCCACAAGCAGAAGCTACATTGGGGTTGTTCAAAGATAATATAGTACCAAATAAGTCCTGTTTGTATTCGAGTATGGTACCTATGACATACATGACTGCCAGAGGATCAATATAGAGAGTGCCTTTAGACAGCGGTATTGCCTCACCCCTGGGCTCGTGGACTAGCTGCCAGTCGTAGGAGAAGCCAGCACACCCACCACCCTTGACAGACAGCAAGACACCCTGAGCTTTTTCGCGCTCCAGAATAGAGCAAAGGTGTGCGTCTGCTTCAGGTGTAATAGTTATCATACTCCGCATGTACCTCCATGGCCTGTGATGGTGCAGATGTCATGGGATTCCAGGGATTCCTCAAACTCTTCACCCAGTTTTTCTTTGGCTTCCTTGTAGGGTACAGCAGTGAGCGGTTGTCCACCACGGCAGCCATCTGGATAGCAGGTGAAGCCTCTTAGGCGGTGGGCATAGCTGGCCAGAACCTTGGTGAAGTGAGGCATGGTGTCCTCGTTGTTGTGCTTCGATCCCCACTTGGGTAGATTGATGGTGCTTGAGATGCTCATGTCCACATAATCTTGGATGTCTGCCTGGAACTTGATGCGCCTTTCATAATCTTCCGCCAGTTTGAGGGCCGAATCTATGTCGTCTGGTTTGATGCCATAAAGGTCGATGATCTCTTGGGCTGCCGAGTCTACTACATACTGGTAGTGCCAGCGTGTGCCGCCCTTGAGGTAGCGCCTCTTGTAGGCCACAGCGAAGATAGGCTCGATGCCTGTGCTGGTGCCAGCAAGGATGCCTATGGAGCCTGTAGGAGCTATGGCACGGTTGGCTACAGGGGTACTAACACCCAGATGCGCTGAAAATTCTTTGCTAACCTTGTCTGAGACACCCCTGTAGACAGTAAGAAAGGAATGTAAGGTGGGTGTTACCTCATAGCGTTCACCTTTCTTTACGAGGAACTCGTGGATACCCATGAGGCCAAGACCTA